ATGGCTTTTAAAGGTTTAACAGGTCCAGAATCTTTAGCGGCATTAGGTAGTGTAATAGCAATTATGGTTGGTTTTGCTTTTATGATAGATGTTGTGGCTGCGGCCGCGTTACCAGCCGCACTTCCGTTATTAGCTTTAGGAGTGGCATTCCTTATGATAGGTGGTGGTATCGCTATAGCGGCTTTAGGATTGTCAGTATTAGTGGGTTCATTCACAAAAATGTTTTCAGTGATAGGAGATAATGGAAGTAGTCTTATATTAGCTGGAATAGGATTTATGTCCATGGCCGCTGGTATAGGGGCCTTATCAATTTCATTAATTGCTTTGGGAGCTGCATCACTACTTGCTTTACCTGGTTTATTAATATTGGGTGGTGTTACTTCGATGTTAACAGAAACAGCCTCAGCTCTCGCCTCAACAGGTGGGTCAGAAGGTATCACAAAGACTATAAGTGCAATAAATTCTGTTGATACAGGTAAACTTGAAGCTTTAAAAGAATTGTCCGTGTGGATGTCATTATTGGGTGCTACAACAACAATTAAATTTGACGAAAGTCTTCACGTAGATGGTTCAATAGAAATAAACGGTCAAGCTGGTGGTAAAAAAGATACTGATTGGATATCAGACCCAATATTCATAAGTAAATTAAAAGAATTTGTTGCTGATGCAACTAAGAAAGATAAAAATGGCGGCTATATATAATATGCTTTATTTAAGCTGCTTTTATATTATAATTGCTTAAGCTTTATAGGATCCGCGCTAATATTAGCAATAAAATTCCTTTAAGTAAATATTTATATTAAAAAGATTTAAAAGATGCCATCAAATGCTATAAATCCAAATAATTACAATATTGACGATTTCGACAGTGGGTTCTTAGGACCTATAACGGATACTAATTTTCGTACTTATTTATTCTCACATAATTTATCCAATGTTAACCCAATTGTTAATGCCGATTTAGGTGGTAACGCTTTACAGGATAGAGGTACAGAATACGATGTTAGTCAGTCAAACCCAAATATTGTAGATGTACCTGATTTAGGTACTGTCGCGGTTACACCTTCAGTATACAATAATTTTACTGATCCAAGACAGTTGAATTTGGATATGAACCCAACTTCTAATCAATTAGCAAGTTGGTACCCTGATTATGGGGCTATCTATAATCAATTAAATAATGATTATGCATCACAATACGGTGTTCCGCAAACCTTAAGAATTGGTTTTGTTGGTAATGTGGACAGTTGGGTTACAAACGGATATACAGTTACAGCTCACGAAATAAGAGATATTGAATTATTAAACCCACTAAATAACAGATACGGGCCAAGTGAAATTATTGCATATTCCACAACAGGTGCTGATGATTTAATTTATAGTAATACAGGTTATATTGAATATAGTACTTTTTCACAAGGTGATTTCCGTGACCAATTATTAAGTAGAAGTTTAGGTGTTGGTATTGTACCGTTTAGTACGTTAGGTTCTGGTATTGATTTTAAACCTGATGGTAAAAACATATCTGAATTAGATACAATTGCCAGAAAAAGAAGAGGTGAAGAAGTTGCTAATAGAATTAAATTAAATTTTACCAATAATACAATCGGTATGTTAAATACAAGTCCTTTTGATTTATTGGCGGGGGGAAACTTAATTCAACAAAATTATAAAATCACTGTACCTAAAACATCCATTGGTAAAGCTGCAGAATTTGCTGCTGACCTTGCTGGATTTACTTTACCTACAAGTATTATACCTGCTGGTGCCTTTGGTGAGTACGGTGTAGATACTACATCAATAGATGTTACAAGTGATATCATAGACTATACAGGTAGTGGACAAAAATCTTTACTATATAATGCACTTTTTATTAACAAATATGGTCCGAAAATAAAATCTAATCCTACAACTTCATTGTTAGGGATTATTAAAGAAAAGTTAGGTGCGGGACAACAACCACAAACACAAAATTATTTAAATTATTCTGAAAAAAAAATTAGTGGTAATAGATCCACATCTATTATTGACGCAATAAATAACGCGGTTAAAGGTGTATTAACCAAATCAAGTGGTAACTCCCCAAAACCACCAGAAGAAGATATATCACCAAGTAGTCCTGGAAGTGATAAGTACGGTGGTTTCTACGGAAGGTTTGAACAATATAGTTCTGTAGGTAAGAACACATTAAGTGAAAACGGTGGTTTTAATGGTGATGTACCTATATATGATGATAAAAATAAAAATTTAACAACCTATAATGGTACACCTACAAAACAAGATATTACCGTTACTGATGAAAGATTTGATTGGAGAGCCACTACAGACGGTAGTAATCCGTTTAAAAGGGGTTTGTTAAAATATACACAGGATTTAGTTAATAAATCTAAGTTAGGTTCAGCTGCTGGTTATATAGGGTATTTTGATTCAGTTGGTGGAGACGGGGCTTTAGTTAATGGAGCACATCAGACAGGTGTTAAAACTGCTAACGAAAAACCTAATAATCCTTCTAAAGGTAATACTGTTAGAAATTTAAAATTTACAAGTAATAATGGTTCTCTAACAACAAATATGGGTGGTGGTGATAGTTACTGTCGTTCATGGTCTTCTCGTAAAAAATATCATACATGGTCAGATTTAATTAGAAGTGGCGGTAATTGGTGGAAAGGTGGTAACAATAACACTGATATGACTATGAATAATTTTGGCCAAGATAACGTAGGTATACCTAAAATAGCTTGGGAAAATTCGGATTCAGTTGAATTTAACAATTTAGTTGATTTCACTAATGGAGTTAATTCAATTAATAAAGGTGTAAATAGTAATTATAAAGGGTTGTTAATACCATATATGTTTTCTATAGAAAATTTAGCTTGGAAAGATGCCCCACAAATGACGCAATTACCACCTTGTGAGGTAGGACCTAATGGTGGTAGAATAATGTGGTTTCCGCCTTATGATATTAATTTCACTGATAACACTTCTGTTAGTTGGGATAGCACTAACTTCATTGGTAGGGGTGAACCGATATATACTTATAACCATACTGAAAGAAGTGGTTCATTAGATTTTACTATTATTGTTGACCACCCTTCAGTTTTAAATGACATAAAGAAAACTTTCAAAGATAATGTTCTTAGTGACGAAGCTTATCATTCTTTCTTTGCTGGGTGTGATGCTGACACTTTAAAAGAAATATTTGCTAATTATATACCTTCTAATTTAGATACGACAAATACAACAAATAATAGTGATAATAACCCTTCAATACCTAAGATACAACCTAAAGATCCTGCAGAACCACCATTTAATAATATTAATATATTTTTTGAAAATTGTAGGACCTCTAACGATACTATAGGAAGGGAAGTTGATTTAGATAAATATGAAGTGACCGTACCAAGCATTGTTAACGTTAATGAGAATGATTGGAACGGTGATGGTGAATTATACCCTTGTGGCCCTGCAGGTGATAATAGTTACGAATACCTAAACAAAGGTATTAAAGACCAATTAAATGAATTGGCGACTTTTTTAGTGACAGAAGAAGGTAAAAATTATACAATAAAAATTAATGGTTATACATCACCAGCACAACCAAATAATAATTTTAATGTTAAGTTATCACAGGATAGGGCTAATAGTACACAGGCATATCTTTATGATTTGATGGATACTGAAGAAGGTGGTGACGCAGCACATTTAGATGGTCTTAATAGTAATCCACAATACCCTTTAGAAAGTGATAGTAATTACACACTAAAAAGGTGGGTTGTAACTGGTATACCTAATGAAAGTGCGCCAAACCCATGTACCCCAAGTAGTAATTGTATAAATATTAATGGACAAAATGATTGTTGTGATGGTAACCCTTGTGACATTACATTAGAATGGGGACAAGCTAATTCAAGTGTTGCTAAATCACATAGGTATTCAGAAATAATTCTTGAAAAGAATTTGGATACACAAATTCTTTTGAGACAACAAATAAAAAACGATACAACAAAACAGAATACACAACAAAGTTCTAACAATACACAAAATAAGGCTACATTAGCTGATGTTATTTCTAAAAACTTTATAACAGAATGTGATTATTTTGAGTCCATAAAAAAGGATAGTCCTTTTATTTATAATTCCTTTAGTGAAAAAATAAAAAATTTTCATCCAGCATTCCATTCTATAACACCTGAAGGATTTAATTCGAGATTAACTTTCTTACATCAATGTACAAGACAAGGACCTCAAATTATTGATCCAACACAACCCTCAAATATGGTATTTGGAAGGCCACCGATTTGTGTTTTAAGAATTGGTGATTTTTATCATACAAAAATAGTTATTGATAGTATGAATATAACATACGAACCTTTACAATGGGATTTAAACCCAGAAGGAATTGGTGTACAACCTATGTTAGCAAAGATAAATATGTCGTTTAAATTCATTGGAGGTAGTTCATTAGGAGGTCCTATTAAACAATTACAGAACGCTGTATCATATAATTTCTTTGCGAATACAGGTGTTTATAACCCAGCAAAGATATTAGAACAAAAAATAGGGGATAGAATGAAATTTATTTATGGATCCTTCTTAAATCCAAATGATGAAGATACAGCCATGAATGCGTTAAGTGAAAATTTGGCTGAAATACAATTAAAAATAAATGTACAAAACGCATCCTCTGTAAATTCAACTTCTAAAGGTAAAGAAGCTGCAGCAAGTAGTGGTACTACAACACAAACAGACACTAATATACCTAAAAATGATACAACTGGTGTTTCAGGTAATGATAATGTATATTCTGTAACACCAAATAATTCTTCCGTAGTGTCACAAGTTACCAAACCAGTCACTAACCCTTAATAAAAAAATACTATGGCAAAACAATATTACGATAGATATCAAGATTTTAGGTTTAATAATGAGGTTAAAGTTTTACCATTTATTAAATTACCTAACAGAAATACCGATATCATTATAGAGTACAAAAGTAACAGAACAAGACTTGACATTGTTTCTAACACATACTATGGTACACCTTACTATGGTTGGTTAATAATGCAATCAAACCCTGAATATGGCGGTTTAGAGTTTGACATACCTGACGGAGCGTATGTTAGAGTACCATTTCCATTGGTTAATGCTTTACAAGATTATCAAAAAGCAACAGAAAATTATAACGTTTTATATAATATTAACGATTAATGTCTTATACAAAGAGTGAATTTACACCTAATCTAATTAGTGGTCCTGGATTAAGTCAACAAAATGATGTTAGGATTTTAGATCCTAATCCGTTAGGTCAGATTGTCCCACATGAGGATTTATTTATTTATGCTAGTTTAAAAGCTAGACAAAAAAGTAAAACAGTTTTAACTGAAAACAGTTTGGGTAAGATAGAATTATCAAACCTAATTCAACAAGATATTAGTTTAACTTCTCCTACATCCACACAGGTAATCGATAGAGAGGTTTTATTTAAAACAAAGCCTGTTCTAACAACAGATTGGACTGAAATTGGTGGGTGGAAAAGTAGTGCAAATAAAATATACCAAGATTTTGAAGGTTTTGGTATTACAAACATTGATATTGAAATTAAAAGTCAGGTAGCACCAAAAATTGTTATAGATTTTGTTGATGTTCGTGGGGCTACACTTTTCGAACAAGGTTCTTGTTCTCCTTACGGTTTATTCTTTAATTTACCATACCCCATATTTGAACTTACGTTAAAAGGTTATTACGGTAAAGCAGTAAATTATTATTTAAATTTAGTTAAATTCAATTCAAAATTCAACTCAGAAACAGGGAATATGGAATGTAGGGCTGAATTTATTGGTTATACTTTTGCTTTTCTTTCCGACATGATTGTTAGTTATGTTGAGGCATCACAAAATTTAAAAGATCAGTACAACCCACAAGGTATTTTACGTCAGAAATATGCTGATACAAAGAAATTTTATGTTAATAACGGTATAAATATAGTAGGTAATGGCGAACAACCTTGGTGTGATACACCAAAAAACCCAAACCACTGTACAACTATAATGGACTTAATTGGTGCTTTAAAAACATTCGATGATGTTCAAAAATCAAATATTGTTGGTAGCCCCGAATATACTGAATTAAATGATTTAGTACAATTAGAAAAGGATTATAAAGACTATGCAAACCAAGTTTATAATTTAATAAATGAATTAAATAAAGACAGTAACGTTAAATCTTCAACAAGTTCAAGTATTAATTCAAATACACAACCATGGAAGTTTTGTACTACTACCAATAATGGTACAACACAAGAAGTAGTTGACGGTGGTACTATATATAAATATTTTAATAAAACAAATAATGGATTATTATTAAATTCAGTAAATACTATTTTAAGTAGAAAAATTGGTAAAAGTAATGTCTATGATAGTAATATAGGTATAACTTGTTTAGTTGATGATCCAGCTAATTTTACAGATAAAAAAAATCTATATAGTAGTAAGAATTTAAATACAAAACCTTGGATGTTGGGCCTTTTAAAACCATTAGGTTATCCAGCTGTAACAGGTGAAGAAGATTTTATAAATTCAGATCCTGTACTATACCCACCAGGTTGGTCAGTTTCATCAACACCTGTGAAAGAAGGCCTTGGGTTAATCGATTTAGGATATATTGTGGATGACATTAATAGAGAATTAGATTTATTAAATAACCCAGATAACGGTATTATAACTTTAAAAAGAAAAGAAGTTATAGACGGTATAAACGCTATTATATCTGAAAACATAGGGTTCAACCCAACAATTAGAAATATATTCACAGTTCTTTTATGTAATACAGACGCATTTATGGAAATACTTAAAAATGTTGCTGTTGCTGCAGAGAACTATCATAAAACAGAAAATCTAACTAATTATGTATCAGCTAATGGTAATGAACAAATAATTTCTGGTAATAATAAATATGTATATCCATGGCCTACCTATTTAGAAAAGGTACATACACCAAAAACAACGTCAAATGGTTTAGCTAATAATCAACAAGGTACTAAAGAAGTTTATCCTGGTAATAAATTCCCTAATTGGCCAGAAACAATATTTGTTGAAGATTTTATTAAAGCTTTATTGGTATTAAAAAGACAAAATGATATACAAAATAATAAAACCGAAGGCATACCTGGTTACGATAATTACGCACCGATAAACCCACTGGAGTCCCAATATTGGGAAACAACACCAAGCCCAATTAAGTATACGGATGTTGAAGGTAAAAACGACATTCTAAAAATAATAGGTGAAAGGTTGTTTATTTCATTAGACCACTCATTTTTTCAACCAATAAGGTTAACAGAAGATAGTTTATTAATACCTAGAATAGGTGTCGGTAATTGGAACCCAATTAAAAATAACCAAGTAGGTGGTGGTTTTTTAGACCAATTAGCTAAAGTTGAGGCTTGGAATTTAGCTAATACGTTAGATAATAAAGATAGGTTGAATGGTTTTATAAACTATTCGGATAGTACCACTTTTATAGATGATGTGTTTAAACAACTAAATCTTAGTAACAATAATAATGGCGGAGTTTTTAAAATAGTAACAGGTAATGATATAAGAAAAGGTTCAGTAATATCAGGTGGTGATGACATGGGTTTTAACCCTAACGAACAGTATTGTGTTTTTAAATCAGAAACTAATGGTATAATGATTAAGAAGATAGACGGAAACCCTTCATATGTTCATCCAAACCCTTTTAAAATGGATGTTAATAATTTGATAAAACTAATCCCGCCTAGTCGTCAATCAGAATTTAATAATAAGAAAATACAAATAACCAATAAAACATTTTCTGATAGTATATTAAAAAATTACCAAAATCAATTTGTTTCTTCAACAAATAATATAGATTTTAGTACTACAGCATTTAAAGCAGGTGCAACTGGGTTTCCAAAAAGTTTAGTAGGGTTTGACGATAATCAAAAAATATTATCTTTCGATAAACCACAATTATATAGTACATTAGCTATAACTGTAGGTAAAAATCTTATTAAGGACATTGATTTTAGTGATTGGTGGTTGAACGGCACACTTACAGATGATAGTTTAGCTGGTAGTTTAACCTCTAACATGGGGCTGGTAACTTATTGGTCTAAATTTTATGCAGCAAACCCTACTAATAACTATGTTAGTGAAATTAGTTTTTTGACTATAGATGGTGGTAGATTTTCTGGTTTACCAGAAAAACAAACAGATCAAATCATATATAACAATAATTTATATGATAAAATTAAAGGTGATGTTAAAACATTATCTGAGGTTACAATAGAGTTAGAGGGTAGTAACTCTACAAATGCTGATGTAAGACCTTTTTATAGTATATATGCAGCACTTAGTGTGGGTACACCATTGGTTACCACACCACTTTGGTTAGACAATGTTAATAATTTTAGAAAACTAACAAGAGGTAATGGTGTGGTAACGTTATCTGAACCTGATGAAGCTAAAAATTTAGCTTATTTATTTTTACATAGTTTAAAAATGACACCTAATATTGTTAGGGTTATTAATAATAATGGTAATTTTTATCACGGTTCTAAAAACTCTAGCGTTATATGGTCTTTAAAAGCTTTTAATACATCATCTGGTGTGGCAAAAGTACCTAAAGCTTGGTTACTAACTTTAGGTGCGCAACTTTGGAGATGGAGGGAATTTGTTGGTGTAGACAATAACGGCCGTTGGAAAAAACCTTTAACTTGTATACGTTGTGGTACAGGTGATTTACCAATAGGTAATGGTGATCCTTTAGTACAACCAGGTTGGAATTCTGTTGATGGTGGACCTCGTAATAATGGAAATGGTAAATTAGACTTTAGAAACGATAAAACACAATATTTAACTGAAATATACGGTGCTTCTCCCGCAACAACTGGTTATAAATACCCGTCTGTCTTTGGTCCTAATTACCAAGCCCTAACAGATACTAGTAGAGGTTCTTCAAAAACAAACGGTGATGGAGACTATAGTAAATATATTGGTTTTAGATACTATAATTTTTACCAAGAAAAAACTGGAAAATTGTCACAATATTTGAACAAAGAAGTTGGTGACACCGTAGTTAAGGAGTATAGTTGGCCACAAACATATATAGCACCACATCATATACCTTATATATCACCAGCAACCTGGGATAATATAAGTAATGGTCAGGGAAGTGCTTTTGTAGTTTTAACAGACGGTAAAATAGGTTTTCAAGATTATGTAACATTAATGCCTAATAAACGTACAGTTACAGGTACAAATACTAATCTTGATTATAACGAAGATGGTACACCAATTAGTAATAATATTTACGCACACAGATCTAAAGAAGAAGATGGTAATTTAGGTTTGATAATACAAAACTTAGATGATAGGGTTAAGGATTTAATTGTTAACGAATTCGAAACTTGGGCTATAGATGAATGGAAAAAAACTTTATTACCTATAGTTGATCCAGTTAATTTTCCACCAGTAGGTGGTACTTTAACTTCCTCATATAGTTATTTGACTGGTCAAAAATCACCTTCATCACAACAATTACCAGTAACTAATCTTGATGATGATATATTTACTTTAGCTTTAAATTCAACTTCTGGTTTACTTTATAATTATTTATTAACACAAGAATATTGGATTTTAAATTCTACACCTAAAATTTGGTATGGTTATGGGGATGACACACAACTTGATACAGACAAAACAAACCAATTTTATGATGATGGGTTTGTAGTAAGTAAAAGTCAATTCGACCAATATTTAACAACTTTCTTAAGTGAATGGAATGCAGCTAAAACAGCTCGTCTTAAAGAGTTAGATGATCAAAATAAAAATAATAATAAAACTAACGGTTTAGAAGATACTGTAACAGACGATACGGATGTTAAATTAAGTCTTTATAGAACATTTAAATCTTTAACTGATAAATGGATATCTTCATCAACAAAAGGTACCATGTTCTTTAATATAGTTAATAGTGCTAACGGCTCTTCTTGTGGGTATAAATCTGTACCAACAACTTTAGCATCACATTTTCAATATGTTAATAGGGTAATGGGTGATATCGGTAATTTGGCTGTAATAGATATTAACAAACTAAGTGTATTAAAGGATAATTTAAAAATTACTCTTTACCAATATTTGTCAGACCTTTTAGTAGATAACGAATATCTTTTCTTCCCTTTACCTACTTATGTAAATTTAACAGGACAGGGGGTTAAAGGTGAAGATTTATTAGATATGTTTAGGCCTTCATTATTAGATATTAAAGATATTAGTTGTGGACCTCTATTCTTATGTATGTACGTAGGTGGTACGTCAAGACAACTAAAGTTTAAATCGTCACAAAATTGTCCTATAGATCAAAACGTTTTAAATAACATAGCTGATGATGGCTTTTCATTAACTGATTTAAATGCTCCAGAAGAAATCCTTAATCCAACAAACATTAAAGGTAGTAAGAGTGACGGATATACGGCATTTAAAGTTCTTTACGGTGTTGAAAATCAAAATCATTTTAAAAATATTCAATTAGACCAATCTGAATTTAGTGAAACAGCGGAATCTTTATTGGTAATAGATAAGATATCACAGCAAGGTGGTAGTGACCAATCGTCCAAGGGTCAGAACTTAAACAGTATGTATTTAACACGTTCATATACTGCAACAATTGAATCAATGGGTAATATGATGATACAACCAATGACATATTTTGATTTGGCTGGAGTACCTATGTTTAGTGGAGCGTACCTGATAACAGAAGTTAGACATAATTTTAAACCTAACAATGCTTCAACAACATTTAAAGGTGTAAGACAACCAAGAGCTACTATACCTATCGTAACTGATGCCGCTTTAGCAATGAAGATTGATTTCAAAGATGTTAAAGGTACACCAAACGGTTCTATTAAAAACCTAGCCACTTCTTCTACTTCTGGAAACGGTACAATACCTGTAGTAGACCCAAGCCATTACCCTGATATTAGTCAAGATATATTAAAACTATTCGGTAACCCTGTTATCTGTACTAGCCAACCAAAAATAAACAGCCCTTATTATCGTAATAGTAATGGTGAATACCACGGTGGACTTGATATTGGGTTTTCTAATCCTGACACAAAAGATGTTAATGGTAAAGGTACATCAGCTAAAGTTATTTCAGCTTATAATGGTGTTGTTACAAACGTTGGGACGGATCCCAAAAAAGAATTTGGTACACCTCCAAATGGTGGGTGGATTATTGTTAGATATGGTGATAGTGACGGTACAAAACCATTCTCAGACGGTTATTATTATTTCTTCGTATACGGTCACTGTAACGCTAATTCTAATATTACTGTAGGTAAAACAGTGAAAATAGGTGATGAGTTAGGTAGTGCAAAATGGGCAGCTGGTAGTTCTACTGGATTACATTTACATTTACAAGTACATAGATTAACAACAACCGTATGGTCAACAAACGGTAATATAGATCCTTCAGTGTTTTTAAATAAAAAAGACGATTGTATAACAAACTTAAATGTACCAACACCAGTTGTTACTGCAGCTCAAGACGGTACAAACCCAGAAACCACAAGTTCAAGTGGTGATGGTGATAATAGTGGAACTCAATCTTCAGTGGCTAATATAGGAACAAGATTAAACACAAATAATTTAGGTAACATATAAAATGGCGGCAACAGTAACATCAAAATATTATAAAGCAATGTTAGAAACTTTGGCTTATACTGAAGGAACATTAGGTGTTTCTCAAAACGGTTATGATATATTATTTAACAATTTCATAATAAAAGGTTGGAACCCTAATTGTAAGTTTGGTCATGGTGGCAATAAATGGTTACAAAAGATTAATAAAAAAGGGGATAAAACTTCAGCCGCAGGCAGGTATCAATTTACAAGTGAAACTTGGTTTGAACTTTCTAAACATAATGAAAGTGTTTTAGGGTTAAAAAAACTATCAACACCAATAAGTTATGGTGGTAACACTTACGAATATAACGCACCATTTAACAAGACAAATCAAGATTATTTTGGTTATAAGTTATTATCGTCAAAGGTAAGTGAGAATGATTTAAAAAAGGCTGAAACATCTAAAGCTGATTTTGAGGCTGTTGCCAGACTTTTAGATAGGACTTGGACTTCACTTGCTAGGGTTAATGGTGATGGTAAAATACTTAACCCACAAATATGTAAAGCTGGTTGTAAGTCAGCAACAGAAGAAGTTTGGACTGTTTACACTATAGCATTAGCAAAATATTGATTTATTTTATCGTTTTAATTAATTATATTTAAAATATGATTATTGTAGGAAATATTGTAACCGAAGGTGGTTTAACAGGAGTACCTAATAACTTTAATATTTTAAGTATTGAAGATTATTTGAAAAATCCTGTGCATGATTTGCCGACAATATTCGTTGGTTGGGACTTAACAAAAACTTATATCGGTGAGGTTTCTATCTTGAAAAAGAAAATAAAAGAAAATCTTTATTGGACTTTTTCATCTTCTGAAAAGAGAACAAATTTCGAAAATGATTTGAAAAAATTCATTAATCGGTCTTATGATGATTATGTGAAAAAAATAAAATTCATAAGTATAGACCCAATCATTTATAAAATAAATAATACTGAAGAATTTATTAGCAAAATAAACAACGTTGCAGGTGGTTTTGCATATTTATATCAAAACAAAGTTGTGTATGTATACAATAACTTTGTTATTTATTCTATCGACTTAGAACAATTAGATTTTATAGGTTTTGATAGAGAAATAATATTAAGTAAACTAAAGGAGTTAACCAACTTTTCTAATACAGATGAGTTGAAAAATTTTAAAGGTGAACTAAAACATTTGAATATAAAATATTTGCCATACCTGATATATGCAACAAAAAATATTACTCCTAGCCTCATTCCTCAAGAGTGATAGTTTAGATTTCTTCCTAAACAAAATTCAAAAAAATTTCGGAGTTAAAAAAGAAAATGTATTTTTCTTTAAATTGGATAATGGTGATTATTTAATCACCTATAAACTTCAATTGGATATTGATAGTAAAATCGATATTAAAAAAGAACTTCCTAAAACAATACAAGTACATAAAAAAGGTGACACCATTTTTACAATTAATGCATTAAATAAGTTAATTGAAAAAGAAAGTGGTTTAAACGGTAATGTTAACCATAAAGATTATAAAATAAATTGGGAAACATTTAAGAATAAGTTAATCTTATTGAAAGCAGACAACCTTGAGATATCTAATATTGAAAGAGTATTTTTACCACGATCATGATATTTATTAAATAAAAGAAATCATGATTAGAAATAATAAGAAAAAAAATACGGACGATATCAGTTCAAAACTTGACACATTTCTTAATAAAACAAAAGATGCGACTTGTGACGGTGAAGAATGTTTGATAAACAACCAAGAAGAAATCGTTAAACGTGAACATAAGAAAATCATCACTAGTGATGGTAGACAACTTTTAAGTGAATATACAAACTAAAATGGCAAAAAACGAACTAAATGAGGCTCTAAATAGATATAGAGAACTTCTTAATTATGATGTTAAGAACGGTAAGACTTCTTTAAATGAAAAAAGAAATCATAGTTATCTATTAAATGAAGAAGACCCTGAAGAAGGAAATGATAATGCCGATTTCGATTTTGGTGATGAAAAAGGTGGAGAAGACAAAGGTGGTAAAGAAGAAGGCGGCGACAACGCAGACTTTGATTTTGGTGGGGAAGATACAGGTGGAGAAGGAGACGACGCAGGATTTGATTTCGGCGGCGGAGAGGAAGGAGGTGAAGAAAAAGAAACTGATGAATTTGGTACCGCAGATGAGTTTAGTGCTGCTGATGATATAGAAGCTGAAGATACTGATAGTGATGTTGAAGAAATTGATGTTACTGATATTGTAAAAAGAGCTGATGATGCTAAAGGTTATGCTGAAAAAGCTGTTACTGCAGCTGAAGAAGGTAAAGGTATGATTAAAGATTTGATGACAAAGTTTGACGCTTTACAATCATCACTTTCTAAAATCGACACCGTATCAACAGAAATTGCTAGTATCAAAAAAGATATGCAAGCACAGAAACCAAAAGAAAAGTTAGAATTACGTTCTTTAGATAGTTATCCATTCAACGTTAAACTTACTGACTATTGGAATGACGAAAAATTAAAAGATAATTATGAAATCACAAACGGTTCTGAACCTGACGCACAGACACCAAGTGGGGATGTTAAAGTTTGGAAATTAGATCCTGAAGACGCTAAAGATTTCAGTGAATTGGATATTAAAAAATCTTTTGTCCCTGAAAGCAAATCTAAGAAAAAAGTTTTATATAAATAAAAAACGAAGAAAGGGGAGTAAAATCCCCTTTTTTTATTTACAAATGTGTGTTTCATACATATACTTGTTTTAAGTATTTTATGTTTAACAATTAAAAAAAAGTAAAAATGAGTAATGTATTAGATGCGATTATGTCGCAGTATGAAAAAAACAAAAACTCTTCAGGTGGTAAAAATTTTGCTGAACCTGATTTCTCTAAGTACTTTAACCCAAGATTAGAAGATGGAGAAAAGAATGGTGAAGTAACCATTCGTTTGATGCCAACTAAAGACGGTGCATCACCGTTTGAAGAAGGTTATTTCCATGTTATGCAAGTTAATGGACAATGGAGAAAACTCTACTGTAGAGAACACAACAACGGTGAAACCTGTCCGTTATGTGAAGTAGAAAAGGCTTTAAAAGCTACAGGTAGTGAAGACGATAAGAAAATCGCTAAAACTTACAAAGCAGCTAAGTTTTATTTAGCTCGTGTAATTGACCGTTCTAAAGAAGAAGACGGAGTTAAAATTTGGCGTTTCCGTCACAACTACAAAGGTGAAGGTGAATTGGATAAGATGATACCACTTTTCACAAAAAAAGGTAACCTTTCTGACGCAAGAGAAGGTCGTGACTTAATTCTTATGTTAGGTCGTGGTGATAAGAATAACACAAAAGTTACTTCTATCATGGCAGAAGATCCATCAATGTTGACAAATGATAAAGCAAAAGCAACTGCATGGATGAAAGATACATCAACATGGAAAGATACCTATAAGGCATCTCCATTGGAATATCTTGAAATAATCGCAAACGGTGAAAACCCAGTTTGGGATAAGAAACTTGAAAAATTTGTTGCAAAGGGTGAAGAAACTTCCAAAAAGGAAACACCAACCACAAGTGCAAAATATAAAGCTCCTGTTGTGGATGATGAAGCATCAGATGAAAACGAAGATGAAATGCCATTTTAATATTTAAGATATGTCCGAAAAACCAAAAAAATCCATAGGAAAAAAAGAGTTCTCATTAGATACTCTAAAAGATAGATTTAGTACTAAAACTAAATACAAAGCTGATAGATTTATCGACTTGGGTTCCGCATTCCAAAAAGCTACAGGTGTTCCTGGGCCAGCTCTTGGACACTTGAACGTTTTCTTGGGACATTCTGATACTGGAAAAACTACAGCATTATTAAAAAGTGCGATATGGTGTCAGCAAAATGGTATTCTACCAGTTTTTATTATTACAGAAAAGAAATGGAGTTTCCCTCACACTCAACTAATGGGTTTAGACGCAGTCGAAAAAAACCCTGGAGAGTGGGACGGCTTCTTCCTTTTCCGTGATGATTTTGATTATATTGAACAAATCACAGAATATATTAATGAAGTGTTGGATGCACAATCAAAAGGTGATATCCCATATGACATAGTATTTTTCTGGGATTCCGTTGGTTCAATCCCTTGTAAGATGACCTACGAAGGTAAAGGTGGTAAGATGCATAACGCATCTGTCTTGGCCGATAAGATAGGTATGGGGTTAAATGGTAGGATTACATCCTCAAGAAAAGAAACTTTATCAGACGGTAAAGTAAACAAATATACAAACACAATAGTGTTCGTTAATCAACCATGGGTAGAATTACCAGACTCCCCAATGGGTCAACCAAAAATTAAGATGAAAGGTGGTGAAGCCATTTATTTGAATAGTACTTTGATATTCCTTTTCGGTAACCAAAAAGGTGCTGGTACTAACAAGATTATGGCAACAAAGAACGGTAGAAAGATTAAGTTCGCTGCACGTACTAAAATATCTATTCTTAAAAACCACGTAAATGGTATTGGTTATGAAGACGGTAGAGTTATCGTAACACCACACGGTTTTATTGATGACACCAAGGAAGCAGAAGAAGTTTACAAAAAAGAATATTCTGATTATTGGGCAGACACATTCATTAAGAATGGTTTGGAAATTAAAGATGGTGAAGACTTTGAATTGGAAAGTTCAGCCATGGATATAGATTTAGAAGGATTAGAATAAAATGAAAATAGACTACGAAAGATTAAAACAATTAAATATAGAGGCTATATTGGCTGATGGAAATCAAATGTCTTGTTATTATATAATACAATTAAGTATTGAAAGATATGTAACTGGTGATACCTTAACCAATGAAGCCATGAATTTTTTAATCGATTTAGGCATTCTAATACCAACTGAAGAAGACAAAAAAAAGATTGTAGAACCCTTTAATTTTACGGGTAATGACAGGCCTTAAGGTAGTTAGAAAAAAAGAAAAAACCAAAACTCTACTTATTGACGGTAATGTTCTAATGAAACGCTCTTTTAACGGAGCTAAGAATGTTTTCTATAAAGACAGACATATTGGTGGCATCTTTCAATTTTACACCACATTGAGAAAACTTATCGTTGAGTTATCAATAGACAAAGTTATAGTGATGTGGGATGGTGAAAGAGGTGGTTACCTTAGGCTTGACTACTATCCAGAATACAAAAACAATCGTCCAAAATACTTTGACGAGAATTATGAAATCCAAAAACTAAGAGTTAAAGCTTACGCTGAAGAATTATCTATTCGTCAGTACGAGCATCCTGATTGTGAATCCGATGATTTATTGGCTTACTATGCTCTTAATAAAAAGAAAACTGAAGAAGTTATTATTTACACTAACGACAGAGACCTTTGTCAATTAATAAGTGATGAAGTAAGTCTTTTCTTAGCAGATAAAAAAACTTTATTAGGTATCGGTAACTATAGTTGGCATTTCCAACATTATTATGAAAATGCTGGTTTAGTAAAAATAATTGAAGGTTGTGGCACTGACAATATTAAAGGTATTGTCGGCGTAACCGAAACAACTTTATTAACCCACTTTCCTGAACTTAAAACAAGAAAGATGACGTTGGAAGAAATTATAGAAAAAACTAAAGTATTGAAGGAAGAAAAAAATTTAAAAGTTTTTGATTCAATCATTGAAGGTAAAACAAATGGGGCACATAAGGGTAATGTTTATGAGATAAACAAAATTATAATTGATTTACACGAACCTCTTTTAACGGGTGAAGCCAAAGAAGAAGTATTAAATCTCGTAAACTTACCATTAAACCCTGAAGGTAGAGATTACAAGAACGTCTTAAAAATGATGTTCGAGGATGGCGTTATGTATGCCATACCAGGTGGAGAAAACGGGTACGTAAATTTCCTCGATCCGTTTCTTAAATTAAGTAAGAAGGAAAAAACAAATTTTAAAAATTCAAAAATATGAAGAAATTCGAATTTATGCTACGCATAAATAATAACATTATATGTCAAAGATATTTTGCCATTAAAAACTTTAACTCAAAATCAATGGCATCTTTAGATATCATTGAATGTCTTAATGATTGTGTTGAGATGGTACAAAATCAATTAAAGATTAAATCTTTAGAGTATTTGTGGTCACAGTACAACGCTTACGATAAACAAACCGAAGAACAAATAAATAGAACTTCTATCTATGATAAAGAAGATATTTTCGACTTTGAAATTAGAATAGATGAAAGAGTTGTGGCAGCTAGACGTTTCACTGGAAATGTTTATCCACAAAGAGTTAGATATAGTGTTGATATTCGTGAATTGATACCTAAAATTATAACCCTAATACAGGAAACTTTAGGTCAAGAAAAATTCAATGTGGAATACGCAACAACAAAATTCTAATTACTATTTATGAATATACAAAGTAAAAAAATGGCTAAAAATGTTACACTAGGTTATTTAGGTTATAAATTTCAAACAGAACTAATAAACCAACTTCTACATCCCGCGAATAAAAAGTTTTCAGATAGAATAATAGACATAGTACACGCAAAGTACTTTGACAATGAATATTTTCGTCTCATAGTAGCCCAAATAAAGGACTACTATGAGAAATACGAAAAAATTCCAGCTATGGACACTTTGGAAACAATTCTTAGAATGGATATTAAAGACAAAGTTACACAAGACTATGTCTTTGAAATGTTTAAAGAAATTCGTGATTTAAATGTAGTAGATTGGCAATTCGTACAAAATAAGGCATTAAATTTTTGTAGACAACAAGAACTCAAGAAAGCAAATGAAAAAATCACTAAGATAGTTGATAATGGTGAGTTCGATAACTACGAAACTTGTGCTGAAATTTTAAGAGAGGCATTAACAGTCGGTTCTGAAAAAGATGAAGGTACCTCAATTACTGAAAACATTGAAGCTGTTTTGGAAAAAAACTTCAGACATCCAATTCCTACGGGAATAAGTGGTATAGATAATTTAACCGATGGAGGCCTATCAAGAGGTGAGTTAGGGGTTGTTTTAGCACCGTATGGTGTTGGTAAAACAACCATTTTAACCAAGTTTGCCAATTCAGCTTATAATGAAGGGTATAATGTTTTACAAATAGTTTTCGAAGATATGCCTGATGTAATCAAAAGAAAGCATTTAGCTTGTTGGTCAGGTATTGATTTAAACGATTTAACTGATAGAAAGGAAGAAGTCTTAACAAAACACAAAGAAGTAACTTCAAACAGGTCAAATGACCTTAGAATAAGAAAGTTCTCTTCTGAGGGTGTAACTATGCAGACGATAAAATCTTTCATCAGGCATGAAATTTCAACAGGTTTTAAACCAGATATTCTTGTTTTGGATTACATAGATTGTGTTGAATCAACAAAACAATATAGTGACGAATGGTCTGGTGAAGGCAATGTTATGAGAGGTTTTGAATCAATGTTAAGTGAATTTGAATTAGTTGGTTGGACTGCAGTTCAAGGTAACAGAAGTTCGATTAGTGCTGATGTTGTAACAGGAGACCAAATGGGGGGTTCCATTAAGAAAGCTCAGATAGGACATTTTATTATGTCAATAGCTAGAACCTTACCACAAAAAGAATCTGGAAGAGCTACAATAGCTGTTTTAAAATCACGTTTTGGACGTGACGGAGTTGTATTCGAAGATTGTACTTTCGATAATGGTAAGGTTTATATCGATACAGAAACCTCACAAACTTTCTTAGGTTATGAGAAAAAACAAGAGGAAAGAAAGGAATCAAATGTCCGTGATAGAATACAAAGAGCAAAAGAGTTACAAAAACAAAATAATAATTAATTAAATTTTTAAAATATGGAACTGTCAAGTAAGTTACTTTCAGACATTAGTGTCTACATGAAGTACGCTAAATATATCCCCGAATTAAATAGAAGGGAGACTTGGGAAGAATTGGTCACAAGAAATAAAGAGATGCACCAAAAGAAATATCCCCAACTAAAAGAAGAAATAGAAGAAGTTTACAAATTGGTTTACGATAAGAAAGTTCTTCCTTCAATGAGAAGTTTACAATTTGGTGGTAAACCAATAGAAATTTCTCCAAACAGAATTTATAATTGTGCATATATGCCAATTGACCATCCAGATTCTTTCTCTGAGGCAATGTTTTTATTGTTAGGAGGTACAGGGGTTGGATATTCTGTTCAAAAACATCACGTAGAAAAACTACCTGAAATAAAAAAACCAAGTTCTACAAGAACAAGAAGATATTTAATAGGCGATTCAATCGAAGGTTGGGCGGATTCAATTAAAGTTTTATTGGAATCTTATCTTGGAATGAAGTCATCGACACCAGTGTTTGATTTTTCGGATATTCGTCCAAAAGGGGCACGTTTAGTAACAAGTGGTGGTAAAGCACCTGGTCCTCAACCTTTGAAGGATTGTTTACATAACATTAAAAAAGTTTTAGATAATAAAGAAGATGGAGAAAAACTTAAACCAATCGAAGTTCACGATATCGTTTGTTACATTGCAGACGCTGTACTTGCTGGAGGTATTCGTAGAGCAGCTCTCATTAGTTTGTTTTCTGCTGACGACGACGATATGATTTCTTGTAAATCAGGAAATTGGTGGGAATTAAATGCACAAAGAGGTAGAGCTAATAACTCAGCCGTTCTTATGAGACATAGAGTAACTAAAGATTATTTTATGGAACTATGGAAGCGTATTGAATTAAGTGGTTCAGGTGAACCTGGTATTTATCTTTCTAACGATAAAGATTGGGGAACTAATCCGTGCTGTGAAATTGCACTTAGACCATACCAATTCTGTAATTTATGTGAAGTAAACGGTTCAGATATTCAATCACAGGAAGATTTTGAAGCAAGAGTTAAGGCAGCTTCATTTATCGGAACCCTACAAGCTGGTTACACTGATTTCCACTATCTACGTGATGTTTGGAAACGTACTACAGAAAAGGAAGCACTTATTGGTGTTGGTATGACAGGTATTGGTTCAGGCGTTGTATTGGGTTACGATATGAAGAAAGCGGCTAAAGCGGTAAAAGAGGAAAATGAAAGGGTAGCTGGTTTATTAGGTATTAACAAAGCAGCTAGAACTACAACTGTTAAACCTTCAGGTTGTCAAATTCCGTCAACTGAAATAAAAACTAATTTAGGTGTATTATCTTTAGATGAAATATTTAAAATAAATGGTATCGATTTAGGTGAAAAATTAGATGAAAATAGAACTTGGTATGATGTTAAAGAAGAGATTAAAGTTTTAAATCAGTTTAATGAGGAAAAATTAATAACAAAATTATTTATTAATGGATTTGAGGAGACTATTGAATTCACGATGGAAGATGGTTCTACGATTGAGTGTACACCTAATCATAAATTTATGATGGAAGATGGTTCGTGGAAAGAGGCTAAAGAAATTACCGAAGATGATGATTTTTTAATAAAATAATTTATAATTTTAGTTGGTTTTACTGTTGTTGTGATATTTATTATAAAAGGAAATATTATGGCATCAGTAAAACAAGCTTGGATTAAAAAATATGGTGAAGAAGAAGGTTTAAGGCGTTGGGAAGAACGAAAAAAACTTTCAGCCACAACTGAAGAAATTTTAATTAAAAAATATGGTGAGATTGAAGGGTTAAAACGTTGGGAATCATATAAGAAAAAATTAGAAAAACGTGGTACTAAAAATTGGTTCATTGAAAAATATGGTGAGGTTGAAGGTGTGACGAAGTGGAAAGAAAAGAATTCTAGATTATCAGTTAGTAAAGAATCATTAATTAAAAATGGTTTTTCTGAAAGTGAGATAGAAACTATAAGGGATAAACATCGTGAAAAATCAATTAGAAGTTTAGATAACTTTATAAAACAATATGGTGAATCTGATGGTTTAAAATATTATAACGTTTATAGAGAAAAAAATAAATTAACATCCTCTTGGGGTTTAGAATATTGGATTCATAGATGTAATGGTAATATTGAAGAAGCAAAAAATAAACTTAATTTTCATCAGAATAGAAACCTTGATTGGTGGGTAAGTAAGTATGGTGAAATTGATGGTGTTAAGAAACATGGGGAATGGGTTAAAAAGATAACTAAAGTTATTATGAGTGGTGATAGTATATCCAAGGGTCAGATGTTATTAGAGGATGAAATTAGGGTAGTATATGGCGGTAAAATTCTTGGGTATAAAGACCAATATGGTATTATATTAACTAATGATGAAAAAAGAATTTTTAAAATTAAAAACTCAATAATCTACCCAGATATCATATTAAAAGATTTAAAAATAGTTATAAATTACCATGGCGATTTTTGGCATGCATCACCATTAATATTTACGGATGAAAATTTAGTTGTCCCTAGAATCAATAAAACGGTAAAACAAATAAGGTTAATTGATTTGGAAAAAGATAAATTATTAACCGAAAGAGGTTATTTAGTTATAACAATTTGGGAAAATGATTTTAAACGAAAAAAAGAAGAAATAATAGAAACAATTAAAAAAACAATAGAAAATGAGAATAGTAAAAAAAGAAATTAAGAAAAACTTCACTGTAGATATTGAAGTGGCTGAAACACCAGTTTACCAATTGAAAAATGGAATTGTATCGCATAACACATCTTCATTAGTATTAGGAACATCGTCAGGTATTCACGCATGGCATAATGATTACTACATTCGTAGAATTAGAGTTGGTAAAAATGAGGCAATATACACTTACCTTTCTATTTACCACCCAGAATTGGTTGAGGATGAATATTTCCGTCCACATGATACAGCAGTAATTTCTATACCACAAAAAGCACCTGAGGGAGCTATAATGAGAACGGAATCCGTATTCCAACAATTGGAAAGGGTTAAAAAGGTATCTCAAGAATGGGTAAGATCTGGACATAGAAGTGGAGCTAACACACATAACGTATCAGCAACAATTTCAATTAGAGATAATGAATGGGATTTAGTTGGTGAATGGATGTGGGAAAATAAAGAAAGTTATAATGGCTTATCTGTGTTAAATTATTCTGGTCACTCATATAAACAATCACCTTTTGAGGATTGTGATGCGGAGACATATGAAAATTTATTAAAAACATTGAAAGACATTGATTTAACTAAAGTAGTTGAGTTGGATGACAATACAAACTTAAGTGGTGAAGCCGCGTGTGCCGGGGGAGCGTGTTCTGTGGATTCGTTTTAAACTAGAGAAGAAAACACAGAAAAACCTACAATTAACTAAATCATTTCACATGTACTACATTAAAGGTAATGTACAATGGTTACATAAACACGTTAATATAATGAAAAATAGTTTCCCACAGGAAATGTTTATATATCTATGTAATAAGATAACCGAAAATAATAAAATAGATAACCCGATAATAAATGACATAAATAATTTTAAATGGGGTCTAAACACTAAATATGAGGTAGACATAGTATTACCTAAATAATCTAACAAAACCCCCTAAAAACTTAGAGGATTTTTTATGTAATAAACTTTACACTTTAGATTTTATTTTTTGGTGGTAAATTTCCTAATTAGATATTTATAAATAAAGAAAATAAATGGCACAAAAATCCTACATCAATATTCAATTTCCGTTTCAGGATGATCCTGATGGTAAGTTTTTGGAATTGAACAATGATGCTAAGTTAGCAATCAAATCAGATTTGGTTCATCTACTATTAACCAATAAGGGTGAAAGACTATATTTACCTGATTTTGGTGCGAATTTAAGAAAGTATATTTTCGAACCAAACGACGAGGCATCGGCAAACGCAATAAAAAATGAAATAAATGAGGCAATAAAAACTTATATACCAAACTTAAAGGTGACACAATTAACAGTTACACCTTCAGAAGAAAGTATATACGCTGTTGTAGTGAGAATTGATTATATAGTAACAGTTTCCGCATTACAATCAGCTGATTTTGTTATTTTAACACTATAAAAAAATTTTTTATTACCACAATCATAAATTTTATCTAAACCTATTTCAGACATTATTTCGGCTTCTGTTTTATTTTTATCATAACCCATTTTCACTAATTTATGTTTTTGGTATTTAAACCTACTTTCTCTTTTTTTATTTACAATATAAGAGTAATTAACATCTGTGTTTGACATAAATTTAAAACCATTTTTAATATAAACATCCCCAACCCCAAATCTTCTATCTGAATACGTAATTAAAGTATTTATACCGGTTTCTTTTATAAAGTGTTTTAATAACTTAGAAAATGAACCAACTACACTGGTATTAATTACATTACAAAACCTAATCACCTCATGTTCACCGTTTTTTAAAATGCCACGTTTACCAACAGTTAATAGACTAACAATATTACCTTCATAAAATAAAGCTAAATTATATCTAGCATTTGTATAACCCTGTATGTGATTTTTTAATAAAAAATCCTTACTTAATTTTGAATTGATATTTTTTATTTCACATTTTCTGGCATAAATAATATTTTCGGTAACACCCATTTTATGTTTTATCATTGACATCAATAATTCTTTTTTATCTAACCATTCATCCTCAAAAATGTGTAATAAACTTATCTTTAGTTTTTCACATTCAATAGTTTTATTTAAATGATAATTTTTATTTTTAAATTTATCTGAATGCCAATATAAACCATTAAATTCTATTGCTAATTTTTTTTCAGGTACATAAATATCAATCTCTAAATTTTTTAAAACATCTCTAGAATTAAAAATTACACTATAACCTAGACCCTCAATAAATTCTTTAATTTCACTTTGTGGTTTAGAATAATTATTACAACATAAATTACAACCACATTCACTATTAAGGTGATAAAAAGGCGTGGTTTTAATTTCACCATGTTTTACACAATTTATAACACATTCATTCCGTGTGTTTTTATATGTTGTATTTTCGTAAGTAAATTTGTTTTCAAATAAAGTTTTTGATGCATCAATAAAAGATTGTGTATCAAAAACTCTTAACGAACAATGTGGGCAACCTTGTTTTTTAGATAAATGATTACTCGGAAATACTTCAAAATCACCATGAGTTGGACATGTTATGATAACCTTATCTTTACCTATAATATAATCTGTTTTTTTGTAATCATATTTATCACCATGAGTATTTTTTGATTTAAAAATAAACAATTTGGTATCCATTTTTGATGTACCCCCACAATATTTACAACCCTTACCTTTTAAATGGTTAGACGCAATTTGTTCAAAATTGCCGTGTATGGGACAAATTAATGTTATTTTTTTACCATAAGTTTTATAATTACACAATGAGTAATCGTATTTATCACCATGAACGTTTTTTGATTCTGTAATAAATTCTTCTTGTGTTTTTTTTTGTTTATCCCCCATACTAATTTTTCCACATTTAGGGCAACCTTGTTTAGCTTTAATATGTTTTATTGGTCTTTGTTCAAAAACGCCATGTATTGGACAAATTATTTTAACTTTTTTATTATTACCACAATATATTGATAACGAATAATCGTATTTATTACTGTGGATGTTTTTTGAATCGTTTATGAAATTTTCTTGTGTTTTTTTTATCATACCTTTAGAAGTGTATTTATAAATACATATTAATATAATATTAAAAACATAAATCTAAATATTTATATTTATAAACTATACCTTATATAATAATATTATGGCAGAAAAGAAAATAAATTACTTTTCTAGGAATTTCCTAGACGTAAGAACAGAACTTATAAGTTTTGTACAACATTATTACCCAGAACTATATCAAGATTTCAACGATGCCTCTATAGGTACAATGATGATTGAGTTAAACGCTGCGGTATCAGATATGTTATCATACCATACTGATAGAATGTTTACAGAGACCCAAATTGATTACGCTCAAGAAAGAAGGTCTATCATGAATATCGCTAGAACTTTAGGACTTAAAATACCTGGTAAAAGATCATCAATAACCTTGGTAGATTTTTCCGTTTCTGTCTTACCTTATGGTGATACTTTTGATATTAGATATGCCCCTATTATTAAAACAGGAGCACAAGTAGTTGGTGCTGGACAAACATTTGAAACTCTATATGATATAGATTTTTCTTCACCTTATTCGGCTGGTGGTATACCTAACAGATTGATTATACCTGTTATTGATAATAATAATAAAATAACAAGTTATACTTTAGTTAAAAGAGAGATTGTTAGTAATGGTATTAGTAAAATATTTAAAAAGGTTTTAGGGCCTAATGACGCCGTACCATTCTTAGAAATAATACTACCAGATAATAATGTGGTGTCAATAGACCAAATTATTACAAAAGACGGTACAACATTCTCAACCAATCCAACAAGTGCTGAATTTACTGATCCAACATTAAGTTGGTATGAAGTGGATTCATTAGCTGAAGATAAGATTTTTGTTCCAGATACTCTAAGAAGTAGTGATAACAGTGGTATTACGCCAGGTAAATGGATATCTGTTACTAAGAAATTTATTAAAGAATATACCGATACAGGGTTTTGTAAGATTACTTTTGGTTCGGGATTTTCTGACAAACAGTACTTACAAAGTTATACAAATGACCAATATGTTTTACAAATAGCTAATTATTTTAATAGTATTGCTTTAGGTGAAATACCAAAACCAAACAGTACTTTATTCATAAACTATCGTGTAGGTGGTGGTGCTGGGGCTAACATAGGGGCTAATACAATAAACGGTTTGGGTTATATCGATATGGTGGTTAATGGTCCTAATGCGTCTAATAATCAAACAGTTAGAAATTCTTTAAGAGTTAACAACCCTATACCTGCATTTGGTGGTGGTGATGATCCTACTTTGGAGGAAGTTAGATTTATGACTAAATATAATTTTGCCTCACAAAATAGAGCAGTAACCATTAAAGACTATATAGCAACAATATTTAAGATGCCAGGTAAGTTTGGTGTACCTTTTAGAATGCAAGTTGCTGAAAACCAAAACAAAGTTGAATTTAGTATTATAGGACTAGATTCAAACGGTAAGTTGAACAACACTTCAACTAACACATTAAAAGAGAATATGGCAACTTGGTTGGCTGATTACAGAATGATAAATGATTATGTTCTAATAAGAGACGGTAAAATAATAAACATTGCTTTTGAAGTGGATGTTTATACAGATAAGTCTTTTAATCAAGGTGAAATTGTTAACAATATCATTAGTACGGTTAGTGGTTATTTTGACATTAAGAAATGGCAAATGGGTCAAAATATTTATATGGCACAATTGATTGAGGCTGTCAATAATGTTGCTGGTGTATTAAACGTTGTTGATATTAGAATTTATAACAAAGTTGGCGGTACATATTCAGCTAATGCAACATCACAAGCCTACTTAGACCAAAACACAAGAGAAATAGATTTAACTGCTGACTACGCTTTATTTGCTGATTATGACAGTATGTTCGAAATAAAATACCCAAACTCAGATATATTAGTAAGAACTAAATCTTAATGGACGTAAATAATGTTACAAATATAATAGGTGGTTCTAGGTATAAACTAGCGACTAATCAAAACACAAACGTACAAATAGGTTTAGAAGAAACAACTAAACCTTTAACTGAGTTTGATATTATTGATATAGTTAACCAAAATCTTCTTTCACAACAAGAAAGAGAGGCCTGTACCAAATACAGGTTTAATGGTAAACTAAACATTTATACCTCAAACGTCTTATCGTCTGGTTCTACAGCATATGTGAACGGTGTTTTTGATGATAGTTCATGGAACCCAATGTTTTATGGTAATCCACCTGTTGCCCCAAGTAATTGGGTTATGCAAGTTACTTACCCATCCGTATCTGATTTTAATTATTTAATAACCTCAAGAACGCCAGTTGGAACAATATCTTCTAATGCTTATCGTGGGTTACAATATCAATCGTTAGGTTATACAATTATAAATAACAGTAACTATTTAACAATAAGTGGTGTTCAAAATCATAACTTGTCGGAAGGTGATTTTATCTATATCTATAGTAATATTTTCTATAACTCTTTACAAGGGATATATACAGTAAGAAGTTTAGGTATTAATGGTAATAACACACAAAAAGATTTAACATTGGATGTTATTGTAGATCCAACTTATTTACCTACAGGTTTCGGTAATTTTGTAAAAATAGTAAATCCTTCTCCTGATGATATAAGTTTTAATAACACTTATCCGTTTATTGCTGCTACAGCAACAGATATAACAGGTGGTACCACAGGTTCTTACTCTGTTGGTGAAACTTTATATACAAAGATTACCACATATCAACCACATAATTTAATAGTTAACGATTTTGTTGATATTAGAATAGGGGCCGCGAACCAAACTTTAAACGGTACTTGGAGAGTTTATAATATAATTGGTACTTCTGGTACCTCAACACAATTTATAATTAGAGCTTCAATATCTAATGTTAAAGGTACTAATATCACTTTCCCTGGTTTAACACCACAATATAGGTTTTTAGACGGAACACCTTCAGAATATTATATTAGAAAATTTGAGGTTCTAACTTCAAACCAATACGAAGTTTATCCAGCTGCTTTTAGTTCTAACATTTACTCTGACGTTTCAGATATAACTTTGGGTTCTGTAAACGGTACTTGGTTATTTCAATTTAACCAAGACGTTAATACACAGAGATTGGTAACAAATACCAATGGTTCTGTAACTGAATTTTATTATACTATAACTAAAAGGTCTGGAACAAATCCTTATAATTGGAGTGATGTTGTGGCTGATTGGGACTTTAATTTCTCTACAACCAACACTACAAACGGCATTGAAACAATTTCCAAAAATAACCCAACAGGTATAGGTAGTATTGAAAAATATTCAGGTAGGACAGAAAGTATAGACGCAAATGGTAATATACAAATAACACAAGGTAGTTTATATGTAGGTGATTTTATTGATTATAATTCAGCCTTAATACAAGAAATAACAATTGCTGAGGTTATACACAGATTTGGTGTTAATACAAACCCAAACGGGGAGGGTTATTATTACAAACCTTTTAAAAAATTAGAAGTTAGAAAATATTCTAATAATATAGAAGTTGCTGGGCCTAATGAAATAATCATAGATGTACCCCAAAACTATGTGACATACGCAGACGGTTCTATCGCATGGAGAGATATTTTAACAATAGGGTACTATGAAGAAGGTACAAACGGTGTTGACTATCCGTTTTTAAATGGTGCAAACTATTTATACTTTAATCATAACCTATACATTAGAAGACAAACACCACCACCAGCAACATTAATTAACCAAACAGGTGTTAATATTATGACAAATATAAACGAAAAATGTTAATAAAATATCAGATAAGGAATAATTTTCAAACAACAACAGCTCAAACTGTTTTGTTTAGTGGTGTTACTAATACGTATAAATCTATAAATATACCTATTAATACCGAATTTTTTCCTATTGATAATGGTGAAACAATACAAAACATAGTATCACAGGAAGAAAAAAACGCTATTAATCCTACATTCGACGGTGAAACAATAAAATATACTTTTAATAATATTTCAGCAAATTCAAATCAAGGTCTTTTAGTACAGTTTAACTTTTGGAATGCATCTGCATCCACTTATGATATATCTTATAGTGCGACAGGTTTTACAACGTTAGAAGTGAATAAAAATATGAATGTCTTTAAACAGAGTTTTTTCAGATTATATTTTTATGACAGTAATAGTGGAGATACCAATAATTTAATATTCACTGAAGATATCAATGTGTTCGATACAACAAAACCGATTATACCTTTCAACAGACTTTATTGGTTAAGGAATGACGATTATTTTGTTAAAAACAATACCAATAGGACTGTATATATGGACGCAAGATTTTTTAATGCTAAGACTGGTAAAGTAAATAGGTTTATAAATCCAAACCTACCTGCAACACCGTTGAGTGTTATTTCTTATAGTGATCCTAATAATAGAAGTTGGAGAACAAGTGAAATAAGTATTATAAACCCTAAACTAAATAACGGTAATTATAATTTTAATCCAATAGTACCTTCAGGTGCTAACACACCCATGGTGATAACATTGTCAGAATTTATTATGCAATAATGGAAGTTTATAAAAGAGAAGTTGGTTATGAAGATTTAGGTAGAGCACATAATTTAACTGTGACTGCCACCACTTTGTATTTTCCTTTTTTATTAACCCACAACTTTGAAGACATGGGTATTTATACTGATGTTGAAAACACTATATACGAACTTGTAGACCTTTCAGGTGTATGGAATTTATCTAACACAGGTGTTACAAAACCTTGTTTGGTGTTAAATAATTGTAGTGTAAACTTTACATCATCACCAATAACATATTACAATGCTAACAATGGTACATTATCAGCCATAGTAAATGGGTGTCCATCACCACAAACGGTTACTTGGAGTGGACCTAATGGGTTTACAGCCAATACTTTAACAGCGGGTATGGGAAATTTAAGTCCAGGTAGTTATACATTAAAAGTAACAGACGCTAAATGTGACATCACTTATGCTTCTTATGTATTACAACAACCACAATCTTTGAATTTCAATCTTTCAACCAGTAACTCACAAACAAATGCAACTACACCTGGTGGGTGTGATGGTACCGCATACATAACACCACAAGGTGGTCAACCACCATATACTTATTTATGGTATTCTGGCAATACATCAAATAGTTATGGTACAACTACAGGTGTAACATCACTATGTGCTGGAAGTTATACTGTACAGGTTACGGATGCAAGTGGAACTATTGTTTCACAAACATTTACAATTGGTGAACCCACACCTATTACAGGTAGTGTGATAACAACAACTAATATAAATTGTTTTGGCGGTAATACAGGTTCTATAACCTTAGGTGCTTCAGGTGGTATAAATACACCTAATGGTTATAAATTCATTTTAACAGGCCCTACACCATCAACAATAACTGGTAGTACTGGTTCAGCTGTATTTAATAATTTATTGGCTGGTGCTTACACAATACAAATTTTTGATAGTGTTGGAAATACTATAACATTACCTATTGTTAATATAACACAACCTGTTGCTGTTACGTTTACAACAACACCTACATATGTTACTTGTTATGATAACGCTGACGGTATTATTTCAATAACCCCTACAGGTGGTAGTGGTAGTTATAACGTAGATTTAAAATTAGGTTCATCACTTATCAGTCCATCACAAAGTGGTTCAGGTCCTTTCACATGGACAGATTTAGATGTTGGAACTTATACTATATATGTTAAAGACACTAATCAATGTCCAGCTCCAACACAAACAGTTACATTGTTAGAAAAACCAAAACTTAATTTAATAACTGGTAGCATACCATCATTAAATGGTTTCAATATACCATGTTATGGTGGTACAACAGGTGTTACATTCTCAACTAACTACACAACTGTGTTAGGTGTAACATATCCAATAACACCAACAATATATTATTATGTTGATAACGTATTAATAACAAGTGCTGTAGGTATGGTTACATCAACAAGTTTAACATTAAATGCTGGAACCCATACAATAAAAGTGGTGGATTCAATAGACAGTTATGGGGTATCTTGTTCAGCGTCAACAGTTGTAACAATAACACAACCACCAATGCCATTATACATATCTTCTGGACAAACACACTCTGAAGACGCATCTTGTTCAGGTTGTCCTGGCACAGATAATTGTAGACAGGGTGTAATAAGTATTGAGGGTGGAGTAACCCCATACACAATATCTTGGAGTGATGGTAGTACATCTATAACATCTAACCCACATTGTGTTCACAGTGGTCCATATAGTTTAACTGTTACAGTAACAGATATTAACGGTTGTACAATAACAGAAACATTAACATTAACATAATGATATCAGGGTATACATCACATAAGTTAGATATTGTTAGAACTTTTAACAGAACCAATCCATTTCAGATTGGGGTTAACGGTGTAACAAGTATTGGTTATGATCCTATAACCTTAACAGCAGTAACATCAATATCTTATACAATAGGTAATATAAATTATGTTACACAAAATATTTCACCTTCATACCCAACAATATTTTTCACAAGTGCAACAGGGTATAATTTTGAACCTTACTATATACCACCATATTCACAAAATACTTTTGATATAAAAGAAGAAGCGAAAATGGGTTTAGTTTTCCCTCCAAAAGTAACTAACGAGCTATTTATAGAAAGACAAAGTTCAGGGGTATTTGAGAGACATTCAAGACTTTCAGAAATTAAAACTATAGATGGATTAATAAATTATAGAAACGGATATTATAACATTATACAAAATTTTTAAAAAATGGCGACAGGTAATTATGGTGTAGTTAGACCAGCAACAATAACAGCAGACGATATGGAAATTTGGTACACATATACCCCATCGAGGGATGTTGCACCAACAATACCATTACAACAACTATCACCAGCTCAGGTTATTTCAACATTTAATCACCCAATTGCTAATGCAAATGGTGTACCACTATTCGATGGGTTATATAACTTACAACTACCTGTTGCAAACTTTTCAGCAAAAGGTATTTATAATGTTATTGTTAGACCTAAAGAAATTAAAACAACAATAACTGATTGTGGTGTATTGGCCGCTTTCCCTGATATTAAAGGTATTGTTTTAGATATGAACCAATTGGGCATTCAAGACGCATCAAAACTTGTTGGTTATCGTGTTGAATATTATAACTCAACTGGCGCTAGAATACCTAATTTTTTTAGGGTAATTACTTCTGCAAATAGAACTGAACCTGTAAATGTAAATCTTCAGAATACAACACAAAAATCTGTTAACTATAGATTTAATGATACTTCTAACCTTGTTTTCTGTACACTAACACCAAGTTCAGCACCTAATGTTAGACCTAACGCATTCCCTGATATTGGGTCACCAAATCAAGCAATATCTATAACAAATACTTTCTTCAATCCAATATTGTTAGAAATAGACATGGTTGAATATGATATGGAAACATTATCATATGGTATATTTGGTAACCAAACTAAATCTATTGCGGATGGTATGTACACAATATACGATAGTTCAAACAACATTTATAAACAATATAACTTATATGAAATACAAGACCAATTCACTGGACAACCTTTATTTGAAGTTCGTCAATTGGTAAATAATATTGATCTCACAAAAGATTTCAATACGATAACTAATATTCCTACAGCATAATGGGGACAGTTAAAGTTGTACCTGGTTCACTAACCGAAGCGTATAAAAAAAGACAAGGTGACTTTGCACCTAATTTAGTGGGTTTTCAATTCACTGAAGGTGCTTCTTTATTTACATTCGGTAACTTTGAAATCACTACTAACTTAAGTAATAAGTTAAGCACGGACTTTATTCTTGGTGGTGAATGGTCAAACTATTATTCTTTAGATACTTTAAACTTAACAGAAAGTACGTCAACAATGTTGGCATCTAATGATATTTTTGTTAAACTTAATTTTAACCCATTCAATATTAATAGGTATGTTTATTTTGGTAGTTTCTATGAATTTGCTAGAGTTACTTTAGAAGAGATAATACAGGAATGGAAGGGTTCTATTTATTTAAACCCTACATCGAATACTAATACACCTGTAAATACAATACTTTCATTTAACTATAATAGTGGTACTAACATTACAAGTTTTTTAATACCTAAAAGTGTTATTACAAATAATTTCCAACTTATTGTTGATAGTAATAATAACTTTAGTAGTCTAAGCCCTACAGATATTTATAACCTATCAAGAGATTATAACAAATATGTTATTTGGGCAGGTGGTGATGACTTTCCAGTTATTGGTTATACTGGTTCTACAACTACATATCCTTATATTACAATACAAACAGAAGGTAATCCATTCCCTTCTTTAACCGCATCAACATTTGGTCAGTTAACATACCATTTAAAACCTAATGCAACTGAAGTTCAGTTATTTTTCAGTCAGTTAGCTGATTTTAATGAGGTGTTATTAAACAGACTTACCACACCAATATACACAGCTTCTTTCACTGTACCAATAGAGGCTAATGGTATTACATATACAACAACAAAAGATTTAACTTGGCCAGTAAGTGACGGTTATAATATTGATATCAATACACAGGCATATACTAATTATGTACAAGATTTGTTGGCTGTTGCCGATGATTTTGACCAAAACAAAACAGACTTAGTTTCACGTAGGTTTGTATCGGAATCAATTCACGAATTCGATACTAATGGTGGAGGTAATCAGCTATATGGTATGAAAGTTACAAAACTTCTTAGAATATATGGTAGAGAATTTGATGAGGTTAAAAAATATATTGATGGTATTTCTTTTGCTAATGTTGTAACTTATGACAAACTTGATAATACATCTGATGACTTAATCAAGATGATGGCAAGTAATTTAGGTTTTGACACAATACTTACGGTAGGTACAGATAATTTTGATATTTTACAAGTATCCCAACCATCACTTGAAACACCTTTTAGTGGACATTCAAGGGGTTTATCAGCAAAAGAATTAGATATAGAATTATGGAGAAGGTTAGTTATTAACGCATGGTGGTTGTTTAAATCTAAAGGAACAAGAAAAGTTATAGAATTTTTCTTTAACTTATTTAAGATACCTGGTTGTATGGTTAGTCTTGATGAGTATGTTTATTTAGCTGAAAATAGATTAGATGTTAATAGTATCTACAACCAAATAGTTAACATATATAATTTTGCCGGATTAACCGCAACAACACCTACATTATCATCTATACCAATGGATACTTACGGTTTCCCAATGGCACTTACTGAAACAAATGATAACTATTTTCAGATGGGTGGTTTTTGGTATAATGGCGGAAATCAAAACACTAACGGTAATAACCCACATATTGGGCCTTACGATTATGGTGTAAGTTATTTCAATCAATTTGAATGTTTTGTACCTAACTTTAATCAATTAGTAACTGGTGGTACTACAGTAATTGTAGAAGAAAATTATTTCAACAACTATAACCACGGTACTTTTGTTTTTGACCAAACAGGGTTACCAGTACCATATTACAGTAGTGGTTATGCAAATTCTTTAAATACTAACGGTTTAGTACAAAACGCTATAGTAAATTCAGCCGGCCTAACATATGTTGGTGGCAGTAACGCACCTAACTACGGTGTACCAAGTGGTGATACATATTCGATGAAAATTAGTTTTACAACAGGTACAGGTACAACTTGTACTGTTTGTGCAACTCCCACTTACTTTGGTGATGACGGTATAGTTTACATACAAGGAACTACAACACCTTTAAACGATTTTAGTTGTTGTCATAACTATTGGTTACCATCACCAACCACACTTGGGGGTCCTGTATTTACCACTAAACCGCCTTATAAATGTTATTGGTGCCCACCAAACCCACAAGTGGTTTGTAACCCAGATGATTATATTTCTACGTTAAGTAGTGATGCAATCACAAATTTAGCTATTGAATTAGGATGGAACAATCAATGTGGCTTAAGTACTACAGATTTTTTATCATCAGCTTTAACATCACTATTTACCAAATTAAACGGTTGTTTAATTTTAACTGAAACTAATGATATAATATCAAACAAAGCTTGTTGTACACTTAGTGGTGGTAATTTAGTAATGGTAGATAATATAAATTATTGTGTTCAACCACCACCTGTAAATCCATGTGATAACGCAACTGTAAACCCTACACATGTATACATAACACCAGCCGGTGATTTATTACCTGAAGGTTGTTGCAGTATTGGTACTTGGACTGATGGTACTGTTACAGTTACAGAAGGTAGTGAAACTGTTACAATTATTGATAGTGTAGGTTTAGGGTTTGCTAACCAACTTTCAAGTAATAACTACTGTAGTGCATGTCCTACATCTATAAACATATCACCCACGAATTTAATAATTACAGACAGTAATAGGGTTGGGTTAACACAAAACTGTTGTGTTGATTATGGGTATAATTATGATACGGTAAATAATATATGTTACACATGTCCACCACCTAAAGCAATTGGATATTCAATAGTTTCTGGTGAAGTGTTATTTAATGGATTATCTTTATTTGAGGTTTGTTGTAAAGAATACGCTACTTCAACAAATAATTCTAACATATCATGGGACGCGACATCACAAAAATGTTTAATTAAACCAGCTGAACCAACTTCTTATACCATACAAGTAGGTAATGAAATAAAATGTCCTCTTTGTACATTGTCTGGGGTACATTCAACATTAGTATACGTTCCAAATGGGTATACAATATTAAACGCAACAACATTATATACAAATTCGGCATTAACAATACCACTAAATTATAACTTCATTCAATATGGCGGAAGTATTTATAGTTATTCATCTGGTAGTGGTGTAAGTTCTATATGTATTGCTGGTGGTGGTTGTTAAAAAAAGAAAATAAAAATAATTATAGGTAGATGGCACAAATAATAGAACAAGGTGGGATATTCCCTAATAAGGTTGGTTGTACAGACCCTTTAGCTACAAACTATGATCCTAACGCATTAATAGATTGTGTAGATTGTTGTAAATACAACACTGAGATTATTGGTTGTAAAGATGTTTTAGCTTCAAATTATAACCCATTGGCAACTACTGCTTGTAATAATTGTTGTCTTTATAGGGAAGTACCTACCAAACCATCTAATATTTTTCAAATATCAGAAAATATTGAAATTTGTCCACCATCAACATGTGTAGGTTGTGATAATTTTGATTGGTGGAACGATACCTATATTGCAAACCACGACGGTCAAAGTTTACAAGTCTCTTCACCAACGTTATGGCAGCAAATTGTTAATTTAGTTACAAATAGCGGTCAAACTTTTTACGTAAATTCAACAAATGGAGAATTATTAAACCAAACTTGTTGTACGCAAGTTAATGGTACTTACGGTCACACGTCAAGTAGTAACGGTCTTCGCACGTTACAATACGGTATTTGTTTTTGTGAAGCACCAATAGAAACTTTTACACCACAATGTATTTCAGACTTAACGGGTGTTTTAAATTTAATATCAACACCTTCAGGTTATACATTTTTTATCACTAACTTTCAAACAATAGGGACATCTTTAGGTTTAACAACCGAACAGATAAACTTTATTATAGCAAATATAGTTAATAATACAGGTGAAAACGATAGTTGCATCCCTAACTTAACTGAAGCTAGATTAATATTGATGAATGCTTTAACCGCCACAGGTGGTTTCTACGTCAATTTTAGTTCTATAACTAATAATCCGATTTTAGTTACACAAAGCGTTTGCAGTCAATATAATGGTTATTGGGACGGTACAAACTGTATGTGTAACCCAATAGTTAATCAATGTGATATTGATATTACAGAAGTTGAAGTGGTGAGTATATTTGATTTCTACAACAATCAAATACAAATTGTTCAGTATAACAGTCAAAATGGAGGTCAACCAATAAGTGAGGCATGTTGTAATCGTCTAATTAAAGATTATAAATTACCTTGGGCATGGCAAAATCAACCAACCCCAGCATGTTATGCAACACCAAAAGATAGTTGTTTACCTGTATTATTTAGTTTAAACAGTACACCTATGAGTGTACCACCTTGTGGAACCGATTTAGAGATATCTATGTGGGTTTATTTTGGTAAACCAGCAAATCCTTGTCAAACAATACCTAATCCACCTGATACTGATGTAATTGTAATAGACGGTGTATTTTGTGATATTACATTAACACCTAATACTGGAGCGGTACAACCAAATCCTAATGTTAGACCAATAATACCAATAAGACCAACAATCAGTATTTCAGAAGTGATAGTTGGAAATGCACTTGAAAAGCCTTGTTGTTATAATACGTCAAATCCCATACTCGCTAGAGTTAGTTTAACAGACCCTACATTAAATTCTAACTTAACACAAGTGGTCGAATATAATTCATCAACGGACTATTTTGATAGATGGGTACAAATTAAGGCGACATTACCAAGTTCTGGTTTAACATTAAACTTTGGTGTGAACCTTGAAATATACCAAGGATTAAATTGTTGTTGTGATTACGATATCTTTATTGATGACATTAAAGTTAATTGTGCAACACCAGAATCAGCATTACTTGTTAATGATGTTGAATGTCCTGGTTTTAATATAACACGTGTAATTGATAACAAAAAATCTTGGGTTTATAATCCTGGATTACCTGATGTAGGTATTTCAGAGTACGACGGAGTTATTAGGTCAGATAGTACATTTGGGTTATTAAACGGACATGGTGTTATTGATAGAACTTTCGCCCCAAGTTTAGACGCGGATATTCCTTGGAGGTATACTGACTATTGGCAACAATCAAGTGTGTATGAAAGACATAGTAGTTTAGTGTTAAACTCTAAAGAACTTGAACTTGTATTTGATATGTGCGCAGATTGTCCTGTTACGGCATCTACATTAACATGTCTTAGTGGGTTTACATTATCGGCAAATACAAGTGTTTGTTATGATATTAGTGGTAACACAACAAGTGCTATTACTGTAAACACAATATCTACATTAAGTATTTACGAATTAAAAAATTACAAGAAACAGTTCCAAAGTTTTTGGATACCGTTTATGGAACAGTTTATACCAGCTACAACACTATGGGTGGCTGGAGAAAGGTGGTGTAGTCCTGTTTGTACGGTTATAAGTCCTTGTGATTATGATTTTGAATTGGTGGAGGCAGATGTTAGTGTACAAACAATACCTACAGGGTTTTTACCTTCAGGTGTTACAAGTAATGGTTATAGAATTACAATACCATCTTCATTACCTTCACAAACAACATTAGGTACACCTAATGCAATAAGAGTGTTGACCACACCGTTAATCACACCTGTAGTTGATTTAGGGTTAACTACTACAAGAAATTTAACAGTAACAAATAGTATTGATATTCAGGCATATAGAAATAAATTTACAAAACCTACAACAGAAACAATAATAATATAATGGGATTTTTATGTATAAATAATGAAAATAATAAAAACGTAAGTATTGAAGCTTTGAAGAAGCAGGAATTTTTACGTCTTAATGGGTTAGATAATGTCCATAACTTAAATCCAGAAATAAATTTTTGTTCTGAAATATTTCTTAGTCCACAATTCTATGTTAGTGGAGCTAGTAAACTATACACTGGTATGACATCTACAGTAACAGGATGTACTACTGGTATGACTTCTATATATAATTTAGACTACACGTCAGATATAACAATAGATTTTGTCATTACTGGTAATACAGATTACACAGGTTATACTGGTAATTTTTGTTGTAGAATTTTTCCTGATACAAGATTTGGTATAACACCAACAGGTATTTTAACTGCTGGTTCAGAGATAGTAAATGACTGTGTACCATTCAATATGATAACTGGTGGTACAATATCTTTAGATTTTATGGAAGGTTATTTACCTAAAACTTGGGCACAATATTTAATAAGACCTTATTATAGTTTTGAGAGTAAAACTTGTAACCCTGGTTTATATTTTAATAGTTGGGATCAAAATGAACAGTTAAATAGTTTTGACAATAATACAGACTATTATTTCATGACGGTAACAAACCCACCAACACCAAACTTAAATCCACCAAACGGACAAGGTATGGGTAACTACGCTTTAGTGACAGATAAACTATATGTAAATGGTACTTCAGGACCAAGGGGACCACAATCAATTAATGGTAGTTTAAATTATTTCATGTTAAGTTCTATACCATCTAACGGTCAGGTTTTATTAATACTTAATGGAGTTCAATTAACACAAGACTATGATTTTACGTTAATAAGTCAGGGTTATGGAATACCACCTTTAATTAAAATAAGTAACGACATAACATCCACAGATTGGTTATTAGCCACATATATTAATGGAGCTACACCTAATACAACAACTAATTTTGGTACGTATTTTATAGATACAATACTTGTTAGTTCATTTACTAATCTATCTACCAATAGTTATAGAGTAGTTGGTGATAACACATTAAACTATAACCCAATAACTTTAAATTACGAATTCTTCACTACATTACCATTGGATCCAACATATTCATTAGTAGTTAGTGTAAACGGTGTTAAGTTAGCCGAAAACGAACAATTCTTTAAAAGCACATCTTTTGATGGTAAAATAATATTTAATAAAACATCTACAACATTTAATATTGGTGACGTAATATCGGTATTAGCTGTTAGTAAAAGTTTTAATAATAACGATTATGGAAGTTTGTCTAAGAACGAATTCTTGGTTCAGTGGTCGGTTCCACCAACATTTACTAATAGTGATGTTACTGGTAGATTTATTATACAGGCTTTTAATGACAATACATCTGTACTAACAAATCAAACATTTGTTGATTTTGTACCAGGTCAAGCAAATTATCAGTCATTACTTACAAATTTATCTCTAAATATAAATTATAGGTTTAGAGTTACTTTTGAAGCAACCTATTATGGTTATTTAAATAATGTGGTTATAACTTGTTCATATTCGGAAGGTTATTTCGATACAACAAATAGTTATATTAATAATACATATTAATGGCAAATCAGTCAATAAGGGTAAGAACAACACCAGGTGTTTCTAATAATATTAGAGTTAAGTTAGACCAAGATTTTGATTTTCTTGAGATATTAAGTCTTAAGATTAGTCAAGAAGACTTGTATCAAACTTTCTGTGCTAACTACGGTGTTGTTGTTGGTCGTGTTATAGCAAACAAAGGTTTCGGTGTACCCAATGCAAAAGTTTCGATATTTGTCCCTATAACTGATGCAGACCAAAACAATGCATTAATAAAAGATTTATACCCATTCAAGACACCATATCAAAAAGATAAAAATAATATTAGATATAATCTACTATTATCTAAAACAACATGCCAATTAAATACACCTGTTGGTACGTTTCCAACAAAAGAAGAAGTTTTAGATAATGATATTATGTTAGAGGTATTTGAAACCTACTACAAATATACAACAAAAACTAATCATGCTGGTGATTTTATGATATTTGGTGTTCCTGTTGGGCAACAAACAGTACATATGGACTTAGATTTAAGTGATATAGGTGCTGCAAGTGTTAGACCTTACGATTTAGTTTCTTCAGGATATCCAGAAAATTTATTCAATTCACAATCACAGTTTAAATCATCTACAAACCTAGATTCATTACCACAGATTAAATCTGGTAACATAGCGGTTGATGTTATTCCTTTTTGGGGTGATACGGAAACTTGTAGTATTGGTATTAGTAGAGTTGATTTTGATACAAATTTTGAGATAACAACTTCAGCATTGTTTATGGGTTCAGTATTTACCGACTCTGGTAGAATGGCCTTGAATAAAGAGTGTAGCCCAAGACAAAACCAAGGGGAACAAAATCATCTTAGGACTGGTGCTGGAACTATAGAAATGATACGTGTTAGCGATTATGACCATGAAGAATGGTTTACTAATGGCGATATAAACCCATCTAATTTAGAGAGTTTTAGTGTTGATGGCGGACAGTTAATAGATGATGACGGCGTATTCACCTTTCCAGTACCAATGAATATCGGACACGTTATTACAGATGAATACGGTAATTTAGTACCGTCATTAGACCCAGCTGTAGGTATTGCGACTAAAGGTATGTATAGGTTTAAAATGGCACTTACAGAAGCTAATACTAACCCTAAATTTAGAACTGCAAACATGATATTTCCAAGTTTAGGATCTAATTTTGGTGGTACTTTAGGTATGGTAGATACTGGTTTTTTAGCTCAGGCTAATGGAACACAAGACCAACGTTGGACAACAGATATAAGTCAATATCACATTAACACATACCCCAATTCAAGAATAGACTTAGATTTTCATACTTTTGAATGGAAACAATTATATACAATAGCTCATTTTATTAAGAAATATAAATATGCAAACCCATTTTCTACTGGTATACCTAATACAGAAAGATGGGGTTTCTTGGGTATTAAAAATACTGATATAACTAGCCAAGCAAACTTATTTCCTTTTACAACAGCAATATGGAATTTTAGTCCTATATACTATGTTTTAGCTTCATTTGTTGATTTTTTTGCCTTTATGATACAGATATTGTTAACATTGATTGGATTATGTATTCAACTGTGTTTTCAATTAGTAATATCATTTAATATTGGGAGACATAATTTTAGTTTCACCATAATACCACCCTTCTGTTATCAAATATGCCCATTTGCTTGGTTAGGTGGTTTAATACCTTCATTTTCATTACCTTGTCAAAATGCCCCAAATGAAGTGTATACCATACCACCTAACGGTTTAGGTACTTTGGCCAGTTGTAACCCTAACGGTTGTAGTAATGGCAATCTAGGATGTAATTGTAATCAATATAATTATAACATAGTACCTGATGTAATTGGCTTGAATATAAATGGTCTTAGCTCTTCAAGTAATGTATGTTTACAATCTTTAAACGATTGGAAATGTTGTATAAAGTTAAATATAGCTGATGCAAATAACGTTATAAGATTAGTATTTAACGATGCTTGGGTATTCGGTACGGCTTATATGTTCCAGTTTAAATATAAACAAACTATTGGTGGTAAAGAAAAATTCTGTGGCCCTGGTTCAAAACAGTTACATTCGGTAGATTATGGCCATAATACTTGTTGTATAGATAATTTTGATCCTATAGTCGCTTGCACTAAATGTTTATTGAGAGGACCTAATGAAACAAGAACTAATCATCATAACGACCCAATGTCCCTTTATCATATAGATTACCATAACTATTCGTTGTCAAACTTTCCTGACGGTTCTAAAAATGGTGCTTCAGATGTGGGTGGTATTATTTATTGTAACTCACTTATGTCCACAAAGATTGTTTCTTTAGGTAGGATTGAGATGTGTGACGAAGCTTTAGAAGAAATACAATCTTCAATACAGGCAGGTCAAGCATTAAATCAATATGTACAGTCAGGTGGGTTTTATACAGGTACATTTTTTGAAGACGGTTGGAATACCGATTATTGGGAAAACATATTAAAGGAAACTTCTTATGAAGATCCAAGAGATGTATTAATGTATCTTAGTTTACAAACACACCCTACATGTAGTCTAAGAGAATTGTTTACTTTAGGTGGAATAGTTGACGGTCAATTTTGTCATGAGCATGAATTAAAAGATAACCCTTATTTTTTAATGAAAGAAGTGTCAAAAATATATGCCGACATTGAGTTAGATAATAGTACAAATTCATCTAGTTTCGGTTCATTTAATCCAGATACCAATAATATGTTTCCTTACGCTGACCTATTAAGTGAAGACCCGTATCACGGTGGTTTTGTCGTTAATAAAGATGTGGCAAGTAGGTTCAGTCCTTGTGGTGGCGGGCCTTCAAATGAAAATTGTGTAGGTCAACCTAACAATAAGTGGACTAATAATGGTATAGCCGTCAACCCAAATGAAGCTGATAATGACGCTTGGGATTATTGGAACGATAGAAACGGTAGAAATAACCAAAATACAAGGTCTAACATACCATACTATTATTTTGGTATTAAACCTGGTAAAACAGCAATAAACAAATTAAGAAAAATTTATTTTACCCCTAATAAATAAGATAAAAACATAAGATAACGATATTTATAAAAAAAAGTAAAAAGTGAGTTATATCCAAAAAAATAGTAACATCGTAGTAAGTGCGAGGATGACCAATAAAGGTAGAGAATTACTTTCTTTAGGTCAATTAACTTTCGACACATTTAGATTAGGTGATTCCGAAATCGATTATACAACTTTAGGTTCTACCTATGATGTATCATTAGAGAACATTATTAGGGCTAAAGCTGAAAATCCTGATGTAAAAACACCAATATTACCTACGGCTAATGCAACAACTAATTATGTTTCAATACCGACACTTAGTCCAGTGATATTGGAAACTTTAATTACAGCACCAAATCTTGGTTTCTTTCAGTATAATTCAGGTACAACAATTCAATATACAGCATATACCGACACTGTTTGTCATACACTACAGTCTGATGCTATAATACCAATTTCAGGTATTACTGGAGGTACTTTAATTTCAGTATATCAAGCACCTACATACGGTTCTAACACATATGAACCAAAAATTGGTGATTTAATGATGGTTAAGATGACTAACGATGAGTTATCTACAACACAAAGTCAGTCAATAGTTGAACTAAATACTCCAGTACCTTATTTGTGGTACCAAGTTCAAAATGTTAGTGGAACATTATTTGGTAACAACTTAGTTGTAGAAATTGATAGAAACTTTGCTAGTTTCCCATCTTATGCTGGTTCTAACTATTGTTGGACAACATTCTACCCGCTCGGTACTGGTGTAACTAAAGATTATTTATTCAGTGATGGTGGTTACTTCAGTGGTGGTTGTGTTTGGAATATGAACAATGTATGGTCTTACCCAATACCTGGTGTTAACCCAGCAACACACGAAACATTTAATTCTTATGGTTCAGAAAGTTATGTAGGTAGTAAAGAATATTTTGGATATACATCTGAAATAGCTTTAATGTTTACAGGAGATGCAGCTTGTAATTTAATACCTTCAACAAGTATTATTCACTATACAAACCCACAAAACTGTAGTAACCAAAGTGAACTTACATACGGTCAAAGATTTTATGTAGATACTACAATACCAGCTTCACCTAAATTAATTTTACCTACGTTAATGTGGCACAGAAGTTATACAGGAAGTACAATAGGTCATTCTTTTAGTGGTTCAGGTTATACACAATATGTAACACTTTCAGGTTCTAATACAACAGTATCTTTCACACCATTAGTTGATAACTACGGTAATCAAGTTGGTAGAATGTACCCTGAATTAGAAATCTTTTCAATAGATGATCAGGAATTGGTTGCAGCACTTTCTTATAAATCTAACAGAAATTGGACATTACCTACATTGGATGCTGGTGTTGTTGCAAGTACTGACGGTATTATAGATGCGACTGAAAACCTTTATGTTACTTATCTTTTAGAAAGTACTTCAGGTTATACTTCAGGTTTACACTGTCAAAATATTGTTTGTGTTAATTTTCCTTCAGAAAATTGTCCACCAACACTTACACAAGCCGTTAACGTTCAATTCCCAACTGGACAATTACCTTATATGAATGTAAGTGGTGGTACAGGTTGGTACGCTAATAAATTTTATATTTTAGCACAAAGACAACCAATTGGTACATTCCCAGATCCAACACAATGGACTTTAATGGATTACACTTCAAGTATTAATAATCAAATAGTTGGTCAAAGAATTAGTTCAACAAATCTTGAGGCAACAACATTTACAATAACTAACACGGCATACATTAGTGGTACTACTTATGATTTAAGTAATTTTATTAAAATACCACAAGTTGCTGAAAGTAATTATTTACAGTTCGGTGATGAAAGGTTCTTGTTTGGTAATATAGAAGCTGTAGGTGTAACCGATAAATATAGAACAAAATTTGTATTCAATGTTTCACCAACAATGTTCAACAATAGTACTAACCCTACTTGGGCTGGTTCAAACGAAAATGTTCATATTAGCGAAGTTGGTGTATACGATGTAAATAAAAACTTAGTTGCAATTGGTAAAAATAATTACCCAATTGATAAAGTAACAAACGCAACAATAATAATTGAAATAGCTTTTGACTTATAATGGCTTTTGCAGGTGGAGATAATGATAAATTAAAGTTCATCCTGACACAGTTGGGTCAAAAAACTTTAGCGACTAAAGGTTTAGAAAAAGAAATTCTTTACTATACTCTTTACGATCAGGAAGTTAACTATCAAATAAACGCTTATCCTAACTTAGTTGTAGATATAACAGGTAGTAAGAAGAGTGTAGTACCAGATAGTATAAATTTTAGAGATAATTTAATAGCATAATGGCAACATTACAAACAACTTTAACACCACTTGGATATCAAACCTTAATGAAAAAAGGTTTGGTGAACAATATCATTTATTATAATATAAACGATAATTACCATAACTACACTGTTAGTGCGGATGAAAATTTAGTTCCTGGTGTTAACGGTAAACACAGTCAAATTACAACTTCTTATTGTAATTTCGCTGAATATAGTGGTGTTTTCTCTAAAACGCCTTCAGCAACAGAAATTCAAAACGCAGTTAGTAGAGTACAATATAGTTTTGTTAATGAGGATTGCTCATACGGTAATTTCAATCAACCAAACTTAAACATTAACATAAATATTAATAGTTGGTTAACTCAATTATCCGCCTCAACATATAATTTTGATATGGGAGGTTTGACTTTAGATTTATGGGACTATGTTACAGCAACGGTACAAACTTTAAATTTATCAACAAAGAATTATGATAATGTTAGATACTTAACAAATTTAGGACTTAGTTGGTCTCCTAAAACAATTTTTGACTTAAATAATCTAACAAGTATTTCGCCAAGATATGTACAATTAGCGGCAGGTAATACAAGACAGATGGTAGATAATAGTAATATTAGATTTGGTTCTCCATTCTTTTTATCCTTCTCTACATATTCAGTTAATGGTACTGCAACAAATAATACCGCTGGTAGATTTAGTTTAGTACCTAATGAAGTTGGTTATTGGGTTAATGGTAATACTTTCTTAAGTACTACAACAGTAGAAACATCTGATTTAAGTACATATACTACAGTTACCCCAGCGGCTAAAGTTGGTAGTAATATTTATTATTTAAGTGATAACACATCATGGCCAACTAAAGCTGGTTTCATTGGTTACGCTTTAAAGATGGTTAAAACGGATGGTAGTGGTGAAACATTATTAACAGGTTTAATTAATCAAGCAAAATTATTTATGAAAACATATGGTTTTGTAGGTCCAAGTCATCTTTCTGGTCAAAAATTATATACAATACCTGTAACTATGAATGTTATAGCAACTAACCCAGAAATCAATTTTATTACAGATAAGTTTGGTGGAAATGTAAGATTAAATTTCATTTACGACCCTACCTATAACAACAAACCAATAATCGAACTTTTATAATGGCATTAATATTACCAACATACGGTCCTGATTTTATAAACTATAGAATACCAGACCAAATTACAAGTCCGACTATATCAAGTAAGGATTATTTCTATACCGCAGATAATAAGGATTTTATTTTCAAACAATCAAACGGTGTGGTTTCTTACATTAATATAGATTTTTTAGGATTAGATAATTCATATTTCAATAATAGAATATTTACAACAGTTTAAAATGAGTTTACAAAAAGTAGAAAACGTATTTACATCAGAAAAGACAGATATTTCAAGTATCTATACGTTAGGAATAGGGAGTGAAATAAAGTATTATAAAATACCATCATATAATGATGTTAACTTTGTGAATAGTTCTTTATCACATTTATGGTCATTCTTTAATTTAAGAACTGAAACTGATTATAATGCAACTAACCAACCATTTGCAAATGGTGGATTACTTGGCACCGCATTACAAGGATTACCTGAGGCTTTTTGGTCTACAGGTATGGTAGGTTTTTCACTACCAAACTCTAATTACAGAGTTCAAGTATATGGACAAAATGAGGCAATTAAAATTCCTTTAAATTCTTCATATACAGGTATGACTTCAGGTTTAACTGCAACAACTTTATATAGTTCATTCACATACAATCCTGATAATCTTAAAAAAGACCCATCATCATTATGTTCTGGAGTTCAGGCAGATGAGTTTAAAAGTGAACCAGCATTTGAATATACAAACAATTTTGGTATTGGATATGGTTATGCACCAGGTAAAAACCCTAACCCAGCTTCAGACTATAAATTCTTTGACAGTGGTTTAGTTTATTTAGTATCTAACGATGTTGAATACACATTCTCAGGAGCTACCAAACCATTCTTTACTGGTTGGGATTATCTATATGGTCAACCTAACAAATATGCAAACGGTTCATCAACAATAAGTTT